ATTAAAGTTAAATACACGTTAGTGTAAGTCTCCTTAAAGGATAAAGACTACTATGACTAAACCTTCAGGTAACAAACGAGGTAGGCCTCCAAAGTCTGACATAGCAGAGATTAAAGAATCTAGGTCTGTAGGCAGGCCAAAGGGTGATGCTGCTATCATCAACGAATATAAACTTAGGATGCTTAACAGTCCTAAGTCAGCCAAGGTCTTAGAAGCTATTTATGATGCTGCTCTGAATGATGAGCATAAGAACCAAGCTGCTGCATGGAAACTTATTGTAGACCGTATCATTCCTGTCTCAGCGTTTGAGACTGCTAAGGCTGGTGGCGGTACACCGCAAATCAGTATCAATATAAGCTCAATTGGGACTCCAACCATACAAACAACAGATGACGTTATTGATGTTGACGTATCAGATTTAGACTAACCCGAGAGGGCTTTCAGCACGTTACAGGTGCGTGTGGTCAAACACCTGTTTTTAATCCTTTGAAAGGGAATCTTATGGAAACAAAACAATGTACTAAATGTGGTACAGTAAAGCCAGTTACTGATTTTTATCGTGTTCGTGGTAATGATGGCTATCGAAGTCACTGTAAAGAATGTGTCTCAAAACATCAAAAACAAAGATACAAAACTGACCCAGAGTATAAAGAATATAAAAACCAAAAGACAAGACACAAGTGGATTACAGATCCTGAGTTGTGGTCTAAACGCCAGTTAGCTGTTCGTAAAAGTCACTTAAAAAGAAAATATGGTATGACTTTAGAGCAGTATGCTGTAATGTTTAACGAACAAAAAGAATGTTGCGCTATTTGTGGAGAACATTACACTAATGTACCTCACCAGCAATTGATGGTAGACCACTGCCACACAACAGGAAAGATACGCCAATTACTATGCGACCTATGTAATACAGCACTTGGTAAATTCAAAGACAGTCCAGAACTGCTCGAAAAAGCAGCGGACTATATAAGGAAACACAATGGCTAGTTTAGACTGGAAATTATTGCCTTGGCAGTTAGAGGTTTGGCAGGCTCCGCAACGATTCAAAGTAATTGTAGCAGGACGGCGAACAGGAAAGTCTAATCTTTCTATCAAAAAGATAATTGCAGCAGGTCTGGAGGCCCCAAAAGGATCTGCTGTCTTATATGTAGGCCCTACACAGGCGCAAACGCGACAAATTGCTTGGGATGCGATTATAGACCAAGGTAGAGATGTTATTAAGGCAAGCCATGTCAATTCGATGGATATTACCTTGATAAACGGTGTAAAAATCCATTTACGTTCTGCTGAAAATCCAGACACTCTACGAGGATTAAAACTTTACTTTGTTGTTATTGATGAAGCGGCTTTTATCAAAGATCAAAAAATCTGGACAGAAAGTATTCGTCCTGCTTTATCTGACTTAAAAGGTGAAGCATGGTTTATTAGTTCTCCTGCTGGTCGTAATTGGCTATATGATCTTTATAAATACGCTTTAGAAGGTAAAGACCCTGAGTGGGCTGCATGGCATAAAACTACTTTTGATAACCCAACAATTGATCCTAAAGAAATTGAAGCAGCAAAAAGAACACTAAGCTCTTTTTCGTTTAAAGCTGAATATCTTGCTAGCTTTGATACAGCAGGTGCTGACATCTTCAAAGCTGAGTGGATCAAGGAAGGCCCTGTGCCTGATGATGGTACTTATGTCATTGCTATCGACTTGGCAGGTTTTGAGAACATTTCTGATGGCTCTCAGAATAAGAAGAGACTAGACGAAACAGCTATGGCTGTGGTCAAGATCGGTAATGACAATAAATGGTACGTAGAAAAGATTGAGCATGGACGGTGGGACATTAAAGACACCTGCATGAGGATCTTGAAGAACATCAAGGAATATCAGCCTACTCAGATCGGTATTGAGCGTGGTACGGCTATGAACGCTGTTATGGGTGTCTTACAGGACATGATGCGTCAATACAACACCTTTGCTCATATCCAGACATTGACTCACGGTAACAAGAAGAAGACTGATCGTGTTGTCTGGGCACTACAGGGTAGGTTTGAGCATGGCCATATCATCTTGAATGAGGATGAAGACTTTGAAGAGTTCAAAGATCAACTTGTGATGTTCCCTACCAAAGGCGTCCACGATGACTTGGTAGATGCTCTAGCTTACGTAGAACAATTAGCTATCTCTGCGTTCCTTCCTGACTATGAGGAAGAGGACTATGAGGTTTTTGACACTATTTCAGGATATTAAGAATGTCTGAAGAAAATGAAATCTCAGGTCAGTTTGAAGAACCTACAGAGAATGACTTAGAGTTAGCTCAGTGGGTTGTTTCTCATACTGACCGCTGGCGCGACTACCGTGACCAGAACTATTTAGATAAATGGCTCGAATATGAGCGTATCTTCCGTGGTCAGTGGGCTGCTGAAGATCGTACTCGTGACTCTGAGCGTAGCCGTATTATCTCTCCCGCCACGCAGCAGGCCATCGAGACTCGCCATGCTGAGATCATGGAAGCTATCTTCGGCCAAGGTGAGTGGTTTGACATTGAAGATGACATCCGTGATGTAAACGGTAATCCTCTGGATATTGAGCAACTTAAAGCTCAGTTGATGGAAGATTTTAGCCGTGACAAGATCAAGAAAGCTGTTGACCAGATCGAGTTGATGGCTGAGATCTACGGTACCGGTATCGGTGAGATCGTTGTCAAGATGGAGAAAGAATACGCTCCAGCTACGCAGGCTATTCCCGGTGAAATGGGCATTGCAGCCATTGGCGTAGAAGAGAAAGATCGTGTCTCTGTCAAACTGATTCCTGTCAATCCTAAGAACTTCCTGATTGATCCTAATGCTACGTCTTTAGACGATTCTATGGGCTGTGCAGTTGAGAAGTTCGTGTCTGTCCATAAAGTAGTGGAAGGCATGGAAAAAGGTATCTATCGCAAGATTGACTTAGGTTTAGATGCTCCTGATGATGATCTTGAGCCTACAGAAGAGGTTATTTCCTTCCAAGATGATCGTGTACGTCTAATGACTTACTACGGTCTGGTACCTAAAGAGTACCTTGAGGAGATGGAAGATGAGGAAGAAGTTGATCTCTTCCCTGAAGACTCTTTAGCCGACGAATACGACGAACTGGTAGAAGCCATTGTCGTGATTGCTAACGGCAACAAGATTCTCAAAGCCGAAGCGAATCCTTACATGATGAAGGATCGACCTGTGATGGCTTATCAGGATGATACCGTCCCCAATCGTTTTTGGGGTCGAGGTACGGCTGAAAAGGCTTACAACATGCAGAAGGCCATTGATGGTCAGCTCCGTGCTCACATGGACTCTGTTGCTCTGACAACGGCCCCTATGATCGCTATGGATGCTACCCGACTGCCTCGTGGTGCTAAGTTTGAGATCAAGCCCGGTAAAGCATTCCTGACCAACGGCGATCCTAACCAGATTATGATGCCGTTCAAGTTTGGTGCTACGGATCAGACAAACATTCAGACTGCTCAGAACTTTGAGCGCTTACTGCTACAGGCAACAGGTACTGTGGATTCAGCTGGTATGCCTTCCAATGTTCCTCGTGATGCTGGCGCAGGCGGTATGTCGATGGCTATGGCAGGCATCATCAAGAAGTACAAGCGTACCTTGACGAACTTCCAAGAAGACTTCCTGATCCCGTTCATCAATAAAGCTGCATGGCGTTATATGCAGTTCGATCCTGAACGTTACCCTTCTGTGGATGTTAAGTTCATTCCAACAGCTACCTTGGGTATCTTGGCTCGTGAGTTTGAACAGCAACAGTTTATCGCCCTTCTGCAAACCTTAGGTCCGGACACTCCTGTGCTTCCGTTGATCCTAAAAGGTATCCTGCAGAACAGCTCTCTGACCAATCGCCAAGAATTGATTGCTACTCTGGAACAAATGAGTCAGCCCTCTCCTGAAGCTCAACAAGCTGCTCAGCAACAACAAGCTATGCAAATGGCTGCTGCTGAAGCTCAGATTCAAGAGACACAAGCTAAGGCTCAGAAAGCTCAGGCAGAAGCTCAAAAGGCTATGGTGGAGGCTCAGATTGCTCCTCAAGAAGCTCAGGCGCGTGTGATTGCTGCTCTGTCTAACAACCTTAATGAGAACAATGAGTCTGCTGACTTTGAACGTCGAGTTCGGTTAGCTGAAATCATGCTCAAAGAGAAAGACATTGATAGCAACGAGCGTATCGCAATGGCTCAGATGGCTAATCGAACACAAACACAATAAACCTTAAAGAAAGGACTCCTTAATGGAACAATCCTTGATTCAGTATTACGAATCCTCCTTCGATATGTTTGCCAGTGATGGCTGGAAGTATCTGATGGAGGATTTAGAAAAGTTAAAAGAACAAGTCGCAAATATCCGTACTGTCGAAGATGCTCAACAATTACATTTCCGTCAAGGACAGATTGATATTATTGACTTGCTTTTAAATCGTGCTAAAACTTGTGAAGAAGTGTACGAACAACTCAAGGATGAAACGCAATGAGGCGCATGTTTGAATTCGTTTGCACAGAGAATCACAGGTTTGAAGCATTTGTAGATGATAGCGTCAGGGAACATAAATGTCCGCACTGTAGTTCTGACGCTTATCGTGTGGTTTCTGCGCCTAATATGAAGTTAGATGGTTGCTCCGGTGACTATCCTACTGCGTATGATGCATGGAGCCGAAAGAGGGCTGAAAAATTAGCACAAGAGCGTAAAGCTAACAGCTAATTTGTCCGCATTTTATAGTCCTATAATCTCAATAGTGAGACAGGAGAACAATTACATGGCATTGATTGAACAAGAATCGTTTGATAACGAAGAAGAACAGTTTAACGAAATTCAAGAGGAAGATAAGACTCAGCAGATCGAAGCTGAACAACCTTCAGAGCCTCAAGAAGATAACTTACCTAGCAAATATAAGAATAAGTCTGTTGAAGACATCATTAAGATGCACCAAGAAGCTGAAAAGTTGATTGGCAGGCAGGCACAAGAAGTCAGCGAGGTACGTAAGTTAGCTGATGAATTACTCAAACGGCAACTCTCTAGTAGTGCAGCGCCTGAGATTGAACAGAATGCGCCCGAAGTTGATTTCTTTGAGAATCCTCAAGTAGCTGTAAAGAAAGCTATTGAAAGCGATCCTGCTGTTCAAGAAGCTAAACAAGTAGCATTAGAGCTCAAACGCATGAAGACAGCGCAACAGCTTGCTTCCAAACATCCTGATTTTGGTCAAATCGCTAATGACGAGGGCTTCCAAGAGTGGGTTAAAGGCAGTAAAGTTCGTTTAGGTCTTTATGCTAAGGCAGATGCTGAGTTTGACTTTGAAGCAGCGGATGAACTTTTAAGCACATACAAGGAACTGAGGCAGATTAAGGCTCAAAAAGAGACTTCTGCTGTCCAAGAAGCTGGTAAACAACAGAAAGCACAAGCCATGAAGGCCGCTGCTGTCGATATTGGTGGCTCTGGAGAGGTTTCCAAGAAAATTTATCGTCGTGCGGATCTAATCCGTCTTAAAATGACTGATCCTTCACGTTATGAGGCCTTACAACCTGAAATTATGGCAGCATATGCAGAAGGTCGTGTTAAATAACATTGATTTTGAAATAATAGGAGTATTTAAATGGCTTTAGGTTCTAACCACGTTACCGTCACTACCGCAGCAACCTTCATTCCTGAAGTTTGGAGTGACGAAATTGTCGCAGCTTACAAGAAAAACCTTGTTGCTGCTAACCTCATCAAGAAGATGAACTTCAAGGGCAAGAAAGGTGACACCGTTCACATTCCCGCCCCCACTCGTGGCGATGCTTCGGCTAAGGCTGCTAACTCGCAAGTGACTCTGATCGCTGCTACCGAGTCTGAGAAGACCGTCAGCATCAACCAGCACTGGGAATACAGCCGCCTGATCGAAGACATCGTTGAAGCTCAAGCTCTGTCGAGCCTGCGTCAGTTCTACACGGACGATGCCGGTTACGCTCTGGCTAAGAAAGTTGACAGCACCCTGATCCAGCTGGGCCGTAAGGCTAACGGTGGTGACGGTACCGCTGCTTACACTGGTGCTTTCTCTGGTGCTGACGGCACGACCGCCTACACGGGTACCGCTGGTGCTCTGACCGATGCTGCTATCCGTCGCTCGATCCAGCGTCTGGACGACAACGATGTGCCCATGGACGGTCGTTTCCTGATCGTTCCTCCGAGCACCCGTAACACCCTGATGGGCATCGCTCGTTTCACCGAGCAAGCCTTCGTAGGTGAGTCGGGCGCTTCCAACACCATCCGCAACGGTGAAATCGGTAACGTGTACGGCATCCCCGTGTTCGTGACGACCAACGCTGACGCTGCTACTGACGGTGACCGCATCTGCTTGCTGGCTCATAAGGACTTCGCTGTTCTGGTTGAGCAAATGGGCGTGCGTACCCAAACGCAATACAAACAAGAATGGTTAGGTACTCTGTTTACCGCTGACGTCCTGTTTGGCTGTGATGAGCTTCGCGATGGCAGTGCAGTTGCTCTGGC